CGCTGTGCCGATGTGCCTGTCTTACCAGATGAGTAAAGGCAGGTGATAGTATGGCAGCTGAGAGCGTCGGACAAATTGGTCTTGACCTTACAGTAAATGATCGAAGTTTTAAGAAGCAGATGGTCGGCATTCAGGGCATGGCAAAGAAAGCGGGCGCCGCCCTGGCTGCCGCATTTGCAGTTAAAAAGATTATAGATTTCGGGGCTTCCTGTATTGAGCTGGGATCGGATCTTGCCGAGGTCCAGAACGTCGTTGACGTGACATTCCCTCGAATGTCAAAACAAGTAGATGAGTTCGCCCGGAATGCGGCAGGATCCTTCGGCCTGTCTGAAACGATGGCAAAGAAGTTCACGGGTACGTTCGGCGCTATGGCGAAGGCATTCGGGTTCAACGAGCAAGCAGCCTACGAGATGTCTACGGCCCTTACCGGTCTGGCTGGAGACGTTGCGTCGTTCTACAACATCAGCCAGGACGAAGCATACACCAAAATGAAGGCGGTGTTCACCGGAGAAACTGAGGTCTTGAAAGATCTCGGAATTGTCATGACCCAGAATGCACTCGATGCTTATGCCATGGCAAACGGATACGGTAAAGTTACGGCCAAAATGACCGAGGCTGAAAAGGTAGCATTACGGTATCAGTTCGTGACAGATCAGCTGGCCCTGGCTTCCGGGGATTTTATCCGGACGAGTGACGGCTGGGCGAATCAGGTTCGTATCCTGCAACTTCAGTTTGACAGCTTAAAGGCGACGATCGGCCAAGGGCTCATCAATGTACTGACTCCTGTTATTAAGGTTATTAACCTCATAATCAGTAAACTGATGAGCCTGGCCAATGCTTTTAAATCCATGACAGATATGTTTGCCGGGAAGAAATCAGGCGGAGGCGGTGCTNTAGCTTAAAGGCGACGATCGGCCAAGGGCTCATCAATGTCCTTACTCCTGTGATTAAGGTTATTAACCTTATAATCAACAAGTTGATGAGCCTGGCCAATGCTTTTAAATCCCTGACAGATATGTTTGCTGGGAAGAAATCAGGCGGAGGAGGCGCTGCGGTTGCAGCCGCCGGTANAGATAATGCAGGAACAGCCATGGGAGGAGCAGGAAATGCCGCAAAGAAGGCCGCGAAAGATATCAAGGGAGCCACAAGTGGCATTGACGAGCTTAATATTATTCAGGCACCAGACAGCAGTGGCTCCGATGGAGGAGCGGGCGGCGGGTATACTGCTGATGAGTTTGATATGGGTGAGGTTGACACCTCAGCTATAGACGAAATGGACAGTAAGTACCAGGGGCTCATCGATAAGGCCAGAGAGCTTTCCAGTCTGTTTAAGGGTGGATTTAATATTGCCTTTGGCAACAAAGATGTTTTAGACAGTATCCAGCAGTCCATCAGTAACATCGGACAGAGTTTAAAAGACATATTTCTGGATCCGGCTGTTGTTTCTGCGGCAGATAATTTCCTGAACAGTCTTGTTTTTAACCTTGGGAAAGTCGCCGGAGGCATGGCTTCCGTGGGTGCGTCAATTGCGGATAATCTGCTGGGCGGGATATCGAAATTTTTAGAACAGAACAGCCAGAGGATTAAGGATTATCTGATATCCATGTTTGATATTGGGTCAGATATCACCAATATTGTTGGTCGGGTAAGTGAAGCTTGGGGAACGGTTTTTGAGGCGTTCCGGAGTGACAGTGCAAAGCAGGTCGCCGCTGATATTATAGGTATATTTTCTTCTGCTTTTATGGGAGTCATGGAGCTGACAGGAAAATATGTTAGAGATATATTAGATGTACTTACAGCACCGTTTGTTCAGAATAAGGAGCTTATAAAGACAACGCTGGAGGACACGTTTAGTGCAGTAGAACCGATTTTTTCAGAGGTAAAGTCCATTGTTGACGAAGTGGCCGATAAACTGAATAGTACATATGACACGGCTTTTAAACCATATTTTGATAATCTGAAACAAGGGTTAGTGGAGATAGGGACAAGGTTTCTTGAACTTTACAATCAGTACATGCTGCCGTTGATAACTTATTTGTCAGAGAAGTTTTCAGAATTTCGAGCGCAGGTATTAACGCCGCTTATTGATAAATTCATGGAATTTTTCTCTAAACTGGCAGAAGCTACCGGAGTGGTATGGAATACTATTTTGAAACCGTTTGTCTTATGGTTTATGGAAGTAGCAGCGCCGATTATATCGTTATTTATAAAAAACTGTATTGATGCTTTTTTCTCTTTTTTTGAAAGTGTATCAAAAGTCATAGGCGATATCATAGATGTGTTTATCGGTCTGCTGGATTTTGTTATTGGAACGCTTACTGGAGACTGGGATAGGGCTTGGCAAGGAATAAAGAAGATATTCGGCGGTATTTGGGAGGGGATTAAGGATCTTCTTGGTGCTGCATTAAATTGGATTCGTCTGCAAATTGAATTACAATTTGGCTTAGTCAAAGCAACGATAGAATATATCTGGAACAACATTAAAACATTCATTTCCGGCCTTTGGAACGGCTTAAAAGACTCAGCATCAGAGATATTCAACAGCATCAAGGATAAGCTGTCTGAAATCTGGGATAGCGTAAAGACCACCATCGAAGAGAAGTGGAATGCCATCAAAGAGTGGTTCGACGGAATCTGGCAGAAAATCAAGGACATCTTCAATCTTGACGAAATGCTGGAAGTCGGAAAAAACATCATGAACAAACTTTGGGAAGGCATGAGCAATATCTGGGAAGACGTGAAAAACTGGCTGGGCGGCATTGCAGATTTTGTAGGAAGTGTCTGGGACGGTATTGTAGATGGCGCAAAGAATCTGTTCAAACGAGGAAAAGAAGAAGCTGAAGAAGAAAGCGCCAGCGACAACTCCGGGCCCGGAAAGGACACCGGATATGTCAGCAGCGGTCCAGGTGTAAAAGGCCATGCGACAGGAGGTTTCCCAAAATCTGGGCAGATGTTTGTTGCAAATGAAAATGGCAATCCTGAAATGATTGGTAAGTGGGGCGGTAAGGCAGCGGTTGCCAATAATATGCAGATTACCCAGGGAATCTCGCAGGCGGTACAGGGAGGCATGAGAGCAGCCATTACACCATTGGTTAATAGCATAAGGAGTATGACAAGCAATGTAACGCCGCGTCTGGCAATGGTGGGATCATCGAGTCCTGGCTATGAAGACACCGGGAGAGTACGGGATATGGTTGATAAGGCCGTTGCTATGGCAGCCAGACCGGACGGCATGAGCGAGCAGTACTTAATCATTATGATCGACTTACTCAAAAAGATTATCGAGTTGATCGAGAACTTTGATTTGATAGTCAACATAGATATCCGGGAGCTCCGGCAGAAACTTAAAGATCTCGAAAAACGGTCTGGATTTTCGTTCGGATAAGGAGGTGGAGACATGGCTTTTATTACAATCAACGGTCGGGAGTTTCCGCCTCCCGACAACATGGCCGATCTGATCATTGCCACGAATGTAAGTGACGGGAAAAATGCCCTCGGTGAGTTCATCGGGGACCGCGTCGGCCGGGATCAGTACAAGGTAGATAACCTGCAATGGTCCTACCTGGACGCAACGACCTGGGCTTCGATGCTCCAGGCTTTTTCTGAGTTTGTAGTGACGGCCCGGATCCCCGACATGGTACACGATGGCTGGATTACAATCCAGATGTACCCAGGCAACCGGACCGGGACGCCGTGTGAGTACGACAGCGACGGCCGGCCTACCCGGTATAAGGTGTGCAAGGTCAACCTGGTGGATTGTGGGGTGATTGACTGATGCAGACAGTAAGCAGAGCCTACAAAGAGGCACAGACCAAACAGACCCGCGCGCAGATGTACATGGACGTCACCATCGGCGTTATCAACCAGGCAGCGCAAAATAACTCGGCGGTGGATCCGGGCCAGTGCACAGAGTTCTCGAATACCCGGAAGCTTCTGGACAATTACGAGCTGGAATACATGTACGCCACCTATGAACAGGACTTCTGGCGGGCTGATGGATCTATGCTGTTCCTTCCGGAGGACGGCAGCCCCTATTTCAATCAGGGAGCGGTGAGCCGGGAGCTGTTGGGCGCGATCCAGATCGACTACTATGACGGCCCCTATGATATCCGAGGCCTCACCATAGACTTCTCGGATTACTTCCCGGTTGATTTTGACATCGTGTCGGATCACAAGACGCTGAATGTCACGGATAACGCCAGCCGGGTGTACATAACCGAGGAGATTTTTGAGGACGCATCTTACATCCGGATCGTTCCTCATGCCATGATTAACGGCCAGGGGCGACTTCGGATTTTTAAAATATCCATGGGTGTGGGTATCTATTTTAAGAGCCGGCAGATAACGGCCAGCAGTAAAAAGGAGTATCTGTCTCAGATATCCGAGGAGCTGCCGACCATTGACTTATCACTGACCGTCGAGAATAAAGGCCGGAAGTTTGACACCGAGAACCGCGATAGCGCTCTATATTATCTGGAGATCGGCCAGGAGGTCGAGATCAAGTACGGCGTGACACTGGCGGACGGCTCCATCGAGTGGCTGGACGGCGCGAAGTTGTACCTAGACACCTGGAAGGCCGACGATGACCGTATGAGCTTCGGGGCGCGTGATGCAGTCGCAAACCTCAACGGGACGTATTACCGGGGGAGGCATGGCACCACAACACTGTATGATCTGGCTGTCGATGTGCTTGCGGACGCCGATGTGGATCCTCGGAATTACGTACTGG